GGGAAATACCCTGATTGGTGGGTAGGGCGGAGATTTACAAGACCTATCCGTGCTTGGGCCGCTGGAGACACGTCACAAACCGTTCGGGACATTATCCAAGGGAAGCTTTTAGGGCCACCCGGCAATTACGGTACAGGATTGATCCCAGGGGATTTAATTGTTAACACAAAAAACAGAGCTGGTAGTGTACCGGATACTGTAGAGTCTGTTGCAGTGCAGCATGTGTCCGGGGGGACATCTCATCTCGGCCTAAAATGTCATCCAACAGGAGAGCAAATTCTAACCGAAACCGGGGCATGGACAGACATTGAAAACATAAAAATAGGAAGCGGAGTTGCTTTAGCCGATGGGGGGATTGGTATAGTAACACAAACACATTCTTATACTGATGCTGATGTAATTGAGATACAAGCAGCAGGTGGACGGTTGCGAGTTACGCCGAATCATAAAGTCTTTTTAAAAAACGGTGATTATGTTGATGCTGGCAGTTTACGGATTGGGGATGTTTTGGCCTTTATACCCTCACTACCTATAGAAAAAACGGGTATAGCTGGCAATGACAAAGAGGATTGGATAGTAGCTGTAACTGCGGTTATGATTGGGGACGGGTGCACAAGGGGTAAAACTCCATTTTTTACATGTAATGATCCTGAACAGGTTGATGCGTTAAGAGAATATTTACCGGATGATATTATTATTAAGCAGATACGTAATACTATATCATATAAGATTTCAAGCATTACCCCGAATCATAACAGATTAACAAAAAGTTTAAGGCAAGACGGGTTGTGGAATAAATTAGCGCCATATAAATTTATTCCTAAATGGGTGTTTGAATTGCCATTACAACAAAAGAAGTTGTTTTTATTTTGGCTGTGGTCTTGCGATGGTACAATAAATAGTAAGGATGCTTCTTATACTTCTGCTTCGTATATATTATCAGAAGGTGTGAGCTTGTTATTACGCAGTATGGATATCTATGCTAACATTAGAAGTTATAAGCCGAGACACCATGCAGTAAATTTGCATGGCCAGAATAGGTTGTTATTTACAGAGATAGGGAAATTTAATAGAGATTGCGCATGCAATATAAAACCTCGTCCTAAATATGCATTAGGGGAGATATTTCAAATAAACAAAATTGGGAAACATAATGTATATGGAATAGGGGTAGAAGGGTGCCATGAATATATTTCTGGCGGGTTTAGGGTCGGCAATTCGTACGATCAGCGGAGAAAATCATTTCAAGGCACGGAACAGGATGTGATCTGGTTAGATGAGGAGTGTGACCTGGGCATATACGCTGAGTGCCTCCTTAGAACAATGACAACGGACGGTCTCATAATGTGCACGTTTACCCCGCTATTGGGGTTGTCTAAAACAGTTCTGTCCTTCATGCCGGCTGGGAAAATACCCAAAAACTTTGAGGACACTGGCAAGTTTGTCGTCAATGCCACATGGGACGATGCTCCTCACCTTACCGATTCACAAAAACAAGAATTACTATTATCTATACCTCCTTACCAGAGGGATGCTCGCTCGAAAGGTATTCCACAGTTAGGATCAGGTGCTATTTATCCGTTATTAGAGGAAGATATCACGGTTGAACCGTTTGAGATCCCTCCGACCTGGCCTAAAGTGTATGCTCTTGATGTTGGGTGGAATCGGACAGGAGCCTTATGGGGGGCGTGGGATCAGCAAAGCGATGTTGTATATTTATATTCAGAGTATTACCGAGGCCAGGCAGAACCAATTATACACGCCGAAGCTATCAAAGCCAGGGGGGAATGGATACCAGGGGTTATTGACCCTGCCGCACGAGGGCGAAGCCAAAAAGATGGAACTCGCTTAATTGATGATTATATTGACTTCAAGCTCAAACTAAATTATGCGGTCAACGCTGTTGAATCAGGTATTTTGGCGGTATGGCAGAGGTTGTCAACAGGTAGATTGAAAGTGTTCACCGGACTACAAAATTTCCTCACTGAATATCGGATATATCGCCGAGACGAAAAAGGTAATATTGTCAAAGAAAATGATCATTTAATGGACTGCTGTAGATATCTTATGTCCAGCGGATTGGCAATAGCGACTACAGCACCACCAGAAGCCTGGGAGATATGGGACGCTAATTATCAACATCAGACTGACAGCGTAGACGAAGTCACGGGTTATTGAATTTTATGGTAAGAATAGATCATAGAATATTAGACGAGTAGGAGAAAATATGCCGAACGAACAACCAGTAGAACCGATAGAGACTGAAGAAGAGCCTGAAGAGGTACAAGAGCAGGAAATCCTATCTATCATAGACCAGCTTGAAGCCCGCCATGCTATGGTTAATGTTGCCGAAGACTTAGATCAAAGCGTAATTGATACCATAGCGGCTAAGGTTATTGATGATTTCAATACAGATAAGGATTCCAGGGATGTATGGGAAGAATCTAACCGTGAATTAATGAAGTTGGCTAAGTTAGAGATTGAAAAAAAGACATACGCAGGCGAAAGGGTAGCTAATGTCAAATACCCTATCATTACTAATGCAGCCATTCAGTTTGCGGCCAGAGCATATCCCGAAATCATCAAGGGCGCCGACGCTGTGAAGCCAAAAATAATAGGCGAAGATCCGGACGGTCAAAAGGCAGCGAGAGGTAAAAGGCTTTGCGAACATATGTCATATCAGTTACTTAATGACATGTCGGACTGGGTTGATGGAGTTGATCAGCTATTGTTCACCTTGCCAGTTGTAGGTTGTGCATTCAAAAAGACATATTATAGCGCCGTAGAATCCCAAAACATCTCTGAGATGGTTTTTGCTGAAGACCTCGTAGTGCATTATAATGCACGTTCGCTCGAAAAAGCATCCAGGATTACTCATATAATCGAATTAACACGCAATGAAATAGTCGAACGTATTCGTAGAGGTATTTACCTTGATTTCGATATTGAAGAATTAGGGCCACCGTCCCAAGAAGATACTGATCAGATTGACGAAGATACTCCGCATATATTTTTAGAGCAGCATAGATGGTATGATCTCGACGGAGATGGATATCAAGAACCGTGCATTGTTACTGTCCACAAATCCACCAATAAACTCGTGAGAATATCAGCAAGATTCGAAATGTCAGGTGTCGAAACTAACGAGGCTGGTGAGATAATCAGGATAAAGCCGACTCATTATTTTACTCGATTCTTATTTATGCCTGCCCCGGACGGTAGCTTTTACGGTATGGGTTTTGGAAGCCTACTACACTCCATCAATTCAGCGACCAATACTGTTTTAAATCAGCTTTTAGATGCAGGCACACTCTCTAACAGGCAGAGCGGATTTCTGGGACGGGGGATTCAATTAGGCAGGGGAGCAAGCCTTAAATTCCAGTCCGGAGAATGGAAAAATGTTCAATCTACAGGGGATGATCTTAGAAAAAATATTGTCCCACTTCCAACGAAGGAACCCTCTAATGTATTATTTCAGTTACTTGGATTATTAGTGGAATCTGGGAAAGAACTGTCAGGAACTACCGAAGTCCTGTCCGGCCAGAGTCCCGGGGTGAATGTGCCAGCCACCACAACATTAGCATTGATCGAACAAGGGTTGCAAGTATATTCAGCAATTCATAAAAGAATCCATAGGTCGTTATATCAAGAGTTTAAGAAGATTAGGCGATTGAATACATTGTATTTATCTGATGAGGTGTATAGTAACGTAATAGATAGCCCTGAAGCTATCCGAAGGCGGGACTACGAAAGTTCCGACATGGATATTATTCCCGTATCAGACCCAAACGCCACGACCAATATGCAACGAATTATGAAAGCTAAAGCATTGCTTGAGATAAAGGGGCAGGGATTAAATGATGAAGAAATTAATAAGAGATATTTAGAGGCGTTACAGATTGAGAATATTGAGGAACTACTTCTTAAGGAGCAAGGACCTGACCCGATGTTGGAATTGGAAATTCAGAAAAAACATGCTGAGCTGGAAAAAATAGTAGCAGAAAGAAACAAATTAGTAGCGGATGCGGAGTTAATAGTTGAAAAGATTAACTCAGAACGTAATGAACAGCAGGTTAAACAGAGCGGAGTTGCCTTTGATGAAGTTAAATTACAACTTGAAAGGGCCGAGATAATAGCGAGCATCAAGGAACGAGAGGATAAATTGAAACTCGAAACCGCTAAATTGCTTTCCAATATTGAGATTGGTAGAAAAAAGATTGATATTGGCAGTAAAAAGATTGACAATAGCAAACTGGAAGGCAAGACTGCTGAAACAAATATTCAGGGCAGTTACCGAGAAAAAGGAATGACCAGTAATAATGAAGAACTATAAAGGAATCGTTAATAATGCCCGCTAAAATAATAAAGCAAATGAATAATAAATATATGGTCAAGTCTTCCAATAGTATTCATGGCCGAGATATGACGTTAAAAAATGCTAAAAAACAACGTAATTTACTAAATGCGATACATTATTCAGATTGGCAGCCGGATATTAAAAAGGGGGAAAGATGATAACTAAGGAACAATTTAACGAATGGAAATCAAACCCTACAACGCAGGAGATTTATAAGGAGTTAGAGGCACTTAAACTTTCATTGCAAGGACTTCTTGGTGATGGGCAAACAGTAGGGCGTTCGGCTGATGAGACACATAGTAATACATCTATGGCAGTAGGGCATATTAAAGGTATTAACCAATTACTTAATATTAGTTTTGAGGATGATGAAAATGAAGAAAGTAACGAATGAAAGCGGTATATATCCAAGCGGTCATTATATCCTTATTTTACCAGATGAGGTTAAAACAAAAACAGACGGTGGTTTAATCCTTGTCCCAGAAACCGTGGCACAAAAAGAAAGAGAAACCACTAAGGGTATTCTAATTGACGTAGGTCATATTGGATGGGCAGAGTTTGGGAATGGCGAACCTTGGGCTAAGATCGGTGATAAGGTCTGTTATGGAAAGTATGCTGGCCGGAATATGACTGGGGTCGATGGCAAGAAGTATATTCTGGCAAATTGTGAGGATATTTTGGCGGTTTTGGAATGACAGACACTGAAAGCCAGATAATTAAAGCGTTAATTCGAGCATTCAGTTTTCTTGTGAGTCTTTTAAAGAAGATCCAGAAAAATGAGCCAATATAAAAAAAAGCTTGACAATCTTAAAAATAACTATATTATCAATTAAAAGATCGTTAACCTTAATGTTAGGAGCCTTATTATGAAATAATGAATAGTGATTAATATTTCAATGTCAACGGTCGGATACCTCCTTAATTGCACGTATCCGGTTAAGACAAACACGCGAAAGCCTCTTTGTGTTGAAAAACATGAAGGGGCTTTTTTTATTAGAATGGGCGTAGAGCCCAAAGGAGGCAACATGGAATTTGAGATAGAGGAGAAGGTAGAAACAGAGGAGATAGGAGGGGAAGTAGACCCGAAAGAAACACCTAAAGAGGAGGACGTTAAAGAGAAAACTGAGCCAACCGAAATCGAAAATCTGGCTGCTGAGTTGGGTTGGCAGCCGGAAGGGAAAGGTAAGGACGGGGAGACCGTAGATGCTGAAACGTATATCCGCAAGGGACGAGAGATTCAAGATACTATGCGGACACACATTAAAGACCAGAAAAGGGAATTAGCCAATCTATCTAATAGTATTGCAGACCTAAAATCCCATAATGAGCGAGTGTACAAAGCTGAAGTGACAAGACTGAAAGCTGAGCTTAAAACACTGGGAAAGGAAAAGAAGGAAGCTATTGAAGAAGGTGATGCTGCAAAAGTTAATGAGATAGATGAACAGATTGATGGCGTAAAAGAAGCTATGAAAGAAGAAAAACCAGAAACGCCATCTGTATCTAACCCAATATTTGATGAATGGGTAGAACAAAACCCGTGGTACAAAACTAATCCTGAAATGGCTGCATATGCAGATGTAATAGCTGAACAGCACGAAGGAGCACCATTTAATAGGATAGCGGACTTAGCTACAAAGAAGGTGAAAGAAATGTTTCCTGATAGATTTCCAAAAACAGAAAAGCCACCGCCTTCTCCGGTTGAGGGTGCCACAAAGAAAACAACCGTGGCTAAGTTTACTAAGGCTGATTTAACTGAAGGTCAGAAAACTATAATGAAACAGTTTGTTCGGCAAGGGATAATGACTGAGAAACAGTATATCGAAGATATAGCCAAACTGGCAGAGGGGGCATCATGAAAAAAGGACCAGGTGGGAGACCGGTGAGAGTACCATTAGGGCAACGTAACATACTCACAGCTCCAAAAAGAGCAGGGTATGTAAGGCGATTTGTTAATGATAACGGTGATAGAATAAAACAATTTGAGGATGCAGGATATAAAATTGTCAGAGAAGACATTGAAGTAGGCGACCCGGCAGCGGGGAAAGAAACTCAATTAGGAAGCGTAGTTAATCCATCGGTAGGCGCTGATCAAAAAGCGGTACTCATGGAAATCAAGGAAGAATGGTATAGAGCAGATCAAAAAGCAAAGCAAGACAGGATATTGACTGGCGAGAATGACATGAAACGACAACTTCGCTCTGGTCAGGGTGGATTACGGCCAACAACTGCTACAGGATTAGGGCCAGAGGATATCATATAAGGAGTTATTATTATGGCGAACATAGATCGACCTGCGGGCCTGAAACCCGTAAGGTATTTAAACGGAGCGCCGTGGAACGGGAAAGCAAGGATGTATTATTGCCGATCTGATTATGCCACGGCTTTATTTATAGGTGATACTGTCAAGTCCGGCGGGTCTGCCGATACTTTAGGTAAGTATGCGACAATAGAGGCGTCTGGCGCTGGTGGCAATATCAGGGGTGTTGTAATTGGATTCAGCGATCAGCCTTATGTGGCATTTGATGCTGATAATCTTTATCGAAAATATAAACCTGCCAGCACAGCGATGTATTGCCTCGTTGTTGATGACCCTGATGTTATTTTTGAAATTCAGGAAGACAACGCTGATAATGATATTGATGCTGACATGGTAGGGCTTAATACTGATGTTGTTGCTACTGCTGGCAATACCGGATCTGGAATATCTGGCTATGAGTTAGATTCCAGTGGAACGGGGACAGGAACAGCTCAATGTCGAATTCTTGGTCTTGTAGATCGAGAGGATAATGCTCTTGGAACACATGCCAAGTGGGAAGTTCTTATTAACGAACACGAATTAAAGTCCGTAACGGGCGTATAAGGGAGGAGGTAAATCATGGCTGTTATAACAACTGGCAATTTTGCTAAAGACCTCGTTCCTGGTGTTCGGACGTGGTTTCAAACGAAATATAAGGAGTATCCAATTGAATATTTGGATATATTTGAAAAACAAATCTCAACTAAAGCTTTTGAAGAAGAGGTCGGCGTAACCGGTTTTGGGTTAGCACAGATTAAAACTGAAGGAGCCGGAGTAGCGTATGATGATCAGACCCAAGGATATGTGAGCAGATATGTTCATGTAACTTACGGATTAGGATTTATCATTACTAAGGAAATGCACGATGACGGTATTTCTGTGACTGTGGCTCTTAGGCGGGCAAGTGCATTGGCCTATTCTATCAGGCTAACTAAAGAGACTGTATGCGCTAACGTGCTTAATCGTGCCTTTACTGCGGCTTATACGATGGGCACAAACTCAGACGGCAAAGAACTTTGCGCCGACGACCATCCGAATAAATCAGGTGGGACATGGCGTAACGAACTCGCTGTTGCGGCTGATTTAAGCGAGGCGGCTCTTGAGCAGGCTTGTATTGATATCGGTGCATTGACAACTGATCGTGGCCTTACTATTGCCATACGACCCTTAAAACTTATTATCCCGACTGCATTAGAGTTTGACGCATACAGGATTTTAAAGTCAATCGGTCGAGTTGATACTGCCAATAATGATATCAACGCTCTTAGGGCAAGTGGAAAAATCCCGCAGGGTGTGGCTGTTAATCATTATCTTACCGATGCAGATGCATGGTTTCTGAAGACAGACTGTCCAGATGGAATGAAATACATGGAACGTCGGGCTGATGCGTTTGGAACAGAGAATGATTTCGATACGGAAAATGCGAAGTTTAAGGCCACCAGTAGATTTTCAGTGGGATGG